ACCCCAACGAGTGGGCGATAGTTCCCCCTGTTAAAGCAATAGCCGCCATGCTTGACCACACCCGCTCACGCTGAGTTAGGTTTGCTGTTAAGTCAGTCTTCTCTTGAGTGGTACGTAAGATATGTATGACCTCCTGCTGATGGTTAGTTACGTAGCGCATATAAGGTAACCATGCCATACCGTGGTTTGTCTCTAATTGTGGAAACAACATATCTGTATATGACTTAGGAAACTTAGTATTACGTTTGACCTCAATCTCAATTAGTCGCATAAGCTCACCCTCTGGGAACGCTTTGTTGCTATGTAGCTTATCTGCAACGCTTGAGTTTGATGTAGTAAGAGTGGGCGTTTGCCATGTAGTATGGTTACTTCTCTCAGCATTAACATGAGATTCCATACGGTTCTTACCGCGACCTGATGTGCTTGCGTATATCTGGTCTGACATATCGGTAGGTCGCATGTTTGTTATCTCATCAATGGTTACAGGTAGGTGGCGCATGATACCCGCACGATGAATACGGGCGTTATATGTATCGTCTTTTTGCATGAGTAAATCACTTGGGTGCCCCCAAATACTATTAGCGGCTAGTAATGCAGATGACTTACCCACACCTGACCCGTTACTCATTAAGTTATACACGCCACCACGAAGTGGTGTGAACTGCATAAGCGGTGCCCCAAAACTTAAGAACAGTGCAAATGCATATGGCTCCATATCGTCATTAGCGTAAAAATTAATAACTTCCTTCCAACGATGGAAGTCACCACGCTCTGTTAGCAACTCAACAACCTTAGCGCTACGACTAGCGGCGGGTGCGATAATAACATCTTGACCGAGCGGTTGCCCCGGTATTAACTCTCGTGCGCCTACCACAAAAGTTCCATCTTCCGTCCACCCCATCTGGGAACGAACCTTCTCAGCTTGTACAGTTGTTTGCAAGTGTCTCACCCATTTAGAAACATAGTTTAAAAGTTCGGTTACTTGGTTAGTACCCGTTGTCATTACACCCTGCATAGCTAGGGCATCTCTGAATTTATCCCGTGACACAATGTCGGTAAACGGTATGCAGAACTCTCTAATACCATCTAGTGGCAAGTGAAGCCTGAACCATAATACTTCCCCAACATCAGGGTCACGCATACGTCTTGTTACATAAAAATCATACTCATATACAGGTACGGTAATATCTGCCTCACCCGGACTTTTAACAGTCTTATACACACCCACACCACCTTTTGGTCTGAAGTATGGGCTAGGGTACTCAGGTATAACCGTAGTTATTTTGGTTGGTGCAACAGAAGCAGCCACATCGTCTAAGCTAATCGTGCAGTCAATGTTAAGTATCACATCTTCCTGCGGTAGTTCTATATCAGTAACAATAGACAACGGCACAACTGGCTCGTGCACAATATCAAATACGGTGCGATCTTCTTCGCTAACTGCTGGTGCTACATACCTACCTAGTTGAGCAGGGGTAGATAACTTACCCCGATGCACACACCCTACACAGCGTGATGGCTCTAACTTCTCAAACGATTGGCACGTGTAAGGACCTTTTGTCTGGTTAGCTTTATCTTCCGTTGCCGCGTGCGTGTAGCTTGGGTGCTTGTCCGAAATAGTGTGTATCGCTTCAGCTCGGTCTGTGCATATTTGTGCAATAGATAAACCAGCTCTCCATAGTGGTTCAGGTAGTGTGGCTTGGTTATCCTTGATGTACTGTATCTGCGCACAAGGTGTAGGGTTCTCAAGTATCAGCTTAAAGACCGTTACGCCTACTATCTGCTTCGTTACATTATCGTCAATGTGCTTAATGTGCTCAGGTATATCAAACGGTAATCCATCAGACTCTTCTGATGCTTGTGCGCTATTAGCCGAGCCTAACCCAAGTTTAGATGCAAACGATATAAGATTAACTGGTTGGTAGTCAGTCAAATCAAACGTCTGTGTGATCCCTGTAGGTTTAGGGTTACTTGCATCACGGTAATTCAGTGAGTTAGGGTAACGCAGTATGCGAGCAGAGTCAGTCGTGCATGAGCTATCTACCTTAAGGTTATGTTTAACTGCTAGAGCCTGTAAGCGCGTGGCTATAGGCTTCCATATTTCAGAGTCGAGCTCTCTATCTAGGGGCCAGTATACGTGCACACCATTTCCAGAATTAACCAGTATGGGTGTGGGTAGCTCTGTGGTAGTCAAGAATATTTTAATTGCATCGTAGGCTTGGTCTTGCGTGTCATAGCAATCCTCTGTACCTTTGCCGACATCAATGTCGAGCCAGAAAGATTTAAGTTTTGCTACATTAGCCTGTGTGCGCTTTCCTGATTCTTTAAAACTAGCAAGTGCGTAGTATTGGTTTACGGGTCCACTAATAGCATCCGTGATCGACACTAGGTCAGTAATGTCTTCAAGGAATACTTGCTCGATCTTTTTACCTTGTATTGCGGCGAAACAATACGTTCCTTTACTAGGAAGCACAAGGCTAAAAAAATCAGTTAGGGTCATAGGGTGTCTCGATTAGTCAGGGGTTACTGTTTATATAATTTTTTAGTAGTTCATATTGCTCAGGTTTAGGGTTATATTTGCCAGCAAACCAATCATACACAGCCATCCTAGAGACGCCTAAAGATTTGGATATACTGACTACGGATATGTTACGTTTAACAGCTATAGCACCTAGCCTTATAGCTGACCCTTTCGGGCTTTCCTTTGCGAGTTCTTGTAGTCGCTGTATATAGTTATAAGAATACCCACGCATTATATGCTCCAATTGGTGATGCAAGGAGCGGAGTTACCCGCCCCCTACGAATGTTACTTACTCTTCGTCGTCATCAGCCCATTGGTCTAACACGGAGGTTACAGCTTCAGGTTTGGTCTTGCCACGTACTTTAGGCTCATCCTCATCATCAGTATCATTAGACTTAGTATGCATAGCGGCGGCTTCTTTTAGCACAGACATCGTATCGTCATCAGCTACGGACTCAGACACTTGAGGTTTATAACTCATTCTAATAGCTTCAAGTGCTTCTGGGCTTTGACCTTGCTCGACACACTGTGCGTATTCCTCGTCTGTTAATGCACGAATAGGTTTAAAGGTCAGCTTGGGTGTGGCTGAGTTAGTATCAAAACGCATTTCTGTTACGACAGTCGTAATGGGCGTGTTATGTGCAGATAGGAATGTAGCGTACTGACGTAAGGGCAACTTGCCTTTCTCACCTTTACCAAATACTGACTGCGAAGGTAGCACAAGTTGTAACACATCACCGCCCAAGTCGTTCTCTAACACAACAGCCACATACCGAGAGTAGCGGCACGCACGGCTATCGCCTTGTCCAGAGCCTTTAATATTCTGTTGGCATGTAGCACATGATTGGCTCTGTGGGTTTGTAACCACATCATCAGGCTTAACACCATCGCTTGACCAGCATGAAGGACCTTTGTTCTCGCCTTCTTTGTATACCCCTGCGTAAAACGTACGGTACTCTGTTGGAGCAGTATTAACAATGACCATATTCATAGCACGATCTTCGTTCTTCATAACTTCTTCGCCGTTTACAATCTTGCGAAACACACTGCCTTTAATAGATATTTTAGCCACCCCACCGCCACCGCTCAACAAGCTCAAGCTAACAGCGTCTAGCTTCATGTTCTTAAGGTAAGCGGGTAATTTATCGGTATTGAATAGAGTAAGTGCACTCATTTAGATCTCCTGATCGTGGTTAGTTGTTACTACTGCTTGCGGTACTGCGGTTGACGATATTAATTTATCGCTTGGTATTTTGAAATATTTAATTATGTCTGATGGAAAGAACCTGTAATGTGTACCTACTTTGATGCTTGGTAATGGCTCTTGCTCTTTACTAGCGTAGGTCAATATAGCGGCTCTACTGATACCTAATAAATCTGCAACCTGTGCGGTTGTCATTGTTCGTTCTAGCTTCATTACTAACTCCTTCTGATATTAACGGTGTACTTGCGGTCAATGTTTAACCCAACTGGCATAGTGTCAGGGTTGTTCTCTAAAAAATCTTTCATGTTGCGTTGTGATACACGGCGCTCTAGCAGGTCAGGTGCATCGTGCTCTTTAATGAATTTATACATAGCATCCCAGTCACTAGGCCAGTAGCGTGTATGCACACTTCTGTATGCTGTACCGTTCTTGGTTTTAATACTGTCTGCACCTGCTGTCTTGCAAATTTCTAACAAGCTAGACTCTACTAAATCCATTTGCTCTCTAATCACTGCGTCTTCTGCTTCGAATGCGGCTTTGATCTCCGCACGTTTATCACGCATCTTTATATATACTTTAACTAGTTTGTCGGCAGTCACGTCCATCACTCTCTCCTTAAGTTATAAATCTATTGTAAACCACTTTATTTACATTGTCAATACATCTCTAAACATCTCTAATAAACTTTCATTTGTATCCTCACAAGTATCAAGAGCTTTATATCGTTTAGCCTCAACTGGGCTACCTTGCAACCTAACAATTAAACACTTATGTTTTTGCCCAGAGCGGTGTATACGGGCATTAGCTTGCACATAAGTTTCATACGACATGATTGGACCCCACCACACAATCGTGTTTGCCGCATGTAGTGTGATACCGTGTGATGCCGCTTGAGGTTGTATGAGTAAGATACGTGGGTCGGGTTGCTCTTGGAAACGCTTAATAATATCGCCACGTTTAGTTGCAGGTACGGCACCATATATCATATCAACCGTATACTTACTAGCTATTAGCTTTTCTCTAAGCACCTCTAAGGTATTCACGTAGGGCACAAACACAATTACTTTCTGCGTGGTCTCTTCTATGACTTCAATAAGTGTGTTATATCGGTCAGTAATATCTAACTCAATGGTCGCACGATCATCTGTGTACACCGCACCTGCTGATACCTGTAATAGCTTCTGCATACCAACTGCGGCATTAACTGCACTTATCGTTTCACCAGCGGCTGTGGCGGCCATCTTAGTTCTTAACTCGTTATATAACTTCTGTTGTTGCTTAGATAGTGGCACGTCACGTGTGGTATATACAAGGTCTGGTAGGTCTAAGCACTCATCTTTGGTAAAGCGAATAGCAGGTTGCAGTAACTGGTTAACTATCTGTGTGGCATCA